ACACGGTAATCACAGTGTCGGGTTGCATACCCTTGCCTGCAATTGTGCGTGTTATCGTTCCCTCATAGGGGTATTCAAGGATTCCGTCTTTCATTATACCTTCATTACATCGTCAATAGCCTTGAACTTGATTTTCTTGCTTTCTGCAAGTTCCTCTAAGTCACCAGCCTTTTCGTCTCCGTACTTTTTGTAAATGCGTATAGCATATTGTATTTTGTCGTCTTGATAGAAATCTTGCTCACTGCCAATAGTCTTTTGAAAACCATTATGTGACTGTGACAAAGAGGCAGTATTAGAAGGTCTAAAAAGCACAGCCGTATAGATAAGGTCGGCGGTCAGCAAATCACGCTCGCGCTTTGTAACAACCATCTCGTCGTACACGTCGGCAGAAGGGTCTATCCCTCTGTCTAATGCTATCTTGACAAAGTTCTTTTCGGTAAAAGAAGAATACATTGTCGATGCTTCAAGCCATTCTAATACTGTCATCTTGCAAATTATCTATATAACACGAAACAAATTACTAATCAGCCGTTGAAATGTCTACACAAACGTGATACTGCGACTCGTTCAGAACCGTAGCGTAACGTCCGAGTGCATCCGTGTGGTACGACTTCAACATACCGTTGGGTACAATCTTGTTGATGATGTACAACAGATTGTTCCACTTGGCCATAGACCACTGAATGTTGTCGTTGACCTCACCACTACGCATCAGCTTTGCCCACTCTGGGATAGCGTGTACAACAACACCAGCTGCACCAAGAGGACGCAGAACAACGGTATTGGGCTTCCAACCACGAACAGTGTAGTAAGTGGTAATACCCTGTACGGTCTGCTGCTCACGAACAACACGGATAGGAGCAATCTTAGAAATGCTTGAACGTGTGTAGGCGACGAGCTGCTGCCAAGTGATAGTTGTGGTGTCGAGAGCAGACTGAGAGTTGCTGATGATGACAACCTTGTCGGGAGCTTCCAGACGGATGTAACGGTTGACCTCCGCAATGAAGAAATCGTTCTTCAGCAGAATGTTGACGATGATGTCGTAGGGAATATCCCACTCAAACGGAGTTGACTCGTCGAGGTTGTTGGCAACCTTAAACTCATACTCCAACTTCTGCATCTGAGAAGGAATGTCGCAGGTTGGGTCAGTCCAAACTTTTACACCAGCCTTCTTGAAGTTAGCCAGAGGAATGTAAGGACGCTGCGAAACAACAACACCACTACCACCTTGTGTCGTCATAGTTCCAGTAACATCCTGCGCAGTAGTAGTGTTGTAAGCACCACCATAAGACAGTGTCATAGCTGCCATGTTAGACAGACGGAGGTTGTGGGTCTTGATAAGGTCAGCAATACCGCGCTGCATAGCGGTTACGAGAGAACGGTCTTCGGGTGACATCTGTGCAAGACGAGCCTGCAACTCCAACTTAGACATAGAGGTATTGAACAAGCCTTTGCCATATCCATAGATAGAGCCAGTCTGCTCGTTGAAACCCTCGGTTTCAAGCTGACGAGTCTCAGACAGAGGAGCCATCGGGTCGGCCATAGGAACAACACGGATGTCACGCTGACGAACAGTCCATGCAGGATTCTTCTTGGTGTCTGCGACGTCAATGTCATACTCACTTCCATCAACAACAAAGTGTTCAGTCCAGAAGTTTGAGTTCTCGTCAATGTCGATAGTGTCTACCAACTGCTGAAGATAGCCAACGTTGTCGCTATCAAACAGTCGGTCGTACATCTTGTTAATGGTCTCTTCGGGAGTCCAAAAATTTTTCAGTGCATTTGCCATATTTTGTTTCCTCCTTTAGTTTAAATCCAGAAAATACCCTTGATATAAGAGCGGTTCTTTGCAAGTACATACTTGGGCAGGGGCTGCATCTTGACAATCCAAGCCTCCTTGTCATGTACGGTAGAGATAGAGTAGTTGGCAGTTCCGTCCAAGCCATAGCCCTCGGTAGGCATCAGGTCAACATCTGCCTCGATAAAGGTATTGGGGTTGGGAACAAGAACCCCTGCCACGCCAGTAGGCTCTGCAAGAGCGGCATCTGCGGCAGCATCTGCTTCAACAAGAATCTCACCACCCTCAAGAGCTGTGCCGAGAGCACTTGCAAGAGTTACATTGAACTTTGCGTTCTCTGCATCATACTCAACTGCGGTAATCTTTGCGTAAGTACCAGTGTAGTCAGCGACTGTTTTTGTTACTTCACCTGTAGTAGTGTCAGCCGCAAGGGTTTCAACAACAAGCGATTCAGGGGCAATCATAATGTACTGGCCAACTTCGGGTGCATCGCTAAAGCCATCACCCTTAATCTTGATGGTCGTTGCATTTGCCAATGCAGCATCACTAACCTCGAACGAGCGGAAGATTAGACAACCCTCGGCAGGAGTGTACTGTACAAGCTGTGCAGCCCACAAATGACCAAAGCCCTTGTTCGGATTCAGGATAGTACCGCCAAGCAGCACGTTCTTACGGTTTTCACCATTGCTGTCCTTTACCCAAACTGCACGACCGCCACGAACCTTGCGTGAACGCTCGTAGAAATAAGCTAAGTTTGTAATCTGTGACATAATAATTTAAATTTGGTTTGTTAAACTTTTACTCTCTTTAGTCCAGACAATACAGCTTCGTCGTTTTTGCGAACTTGCTGTGGAGCGAGTGGCTTAATGTCACCGATACTATCCTTGAAAATTTCTTGGAATCGTGATACGAGAGCTTCTGCCTGCTCTTTGTCTGTTTTTTCAAGGTCTACGTTAGTACCATTAGCAAACGTCTCAAAAGACTTGTGTAGGTCTTGGCGTATTCCTTTCTTGGCAATATCCATAATGGATGCGAACTTTGTCTTCTTGACTTCCTCGTTCTTGTACTTCTTTAACTCATCGAGCTGGTCTTGGAGTTCTTTCGGTACTTCAAACTTTGGTTGTTCTTTCTTGCCAAGTTTCTTGTTCAACTCTGCAATCTGGTTCTCGTATTCCGTCTTTTTGGTTTCAAACGAGTTTTTGAGTGCTGAGTTAATGTCAACGGATGCGCTGAATGCGGTGTCGAGATTAAAGTGCAAGTCTGCAATCATCTCTGCCTCTTCAACATCTTTGCCTTCGTACTTTTTGACAAAGAAATTGGAAAATTTTTCCTTAAATCCGTCGGTTAGATTTTCAGAACCATACTTTCGTTCTGTGCAATAGGTGTTCATACTTTCCAACACCGTTTCTTTTGTTACTTCCATAGTTACTTACTATTTTTCGTGATTAAAAAACAAATGTTTGTGCAAAAATAAATAAAAATGATGTGTGAATAATTACACAAAAGTAAACTTTTTGCTTACAAGATAAAAAAGGTAATGAACTATATTTTATCTTTCGTTATAACACATTGAAACAATGTGTATCTTTGTACCAAGAAATTTCTTTAACGTCAATGGCAAGAAAACGTAACGACATAGTATTATCTCCGTTGGAGGATGGCAATCAAAAGTATGCCATTCGCTCTAATGCTGATGTTGTGTGCTTTACAGGAAACACTGGTGGAGGTAAAAGTTATGCTTTGTATTATGCACCAATCGAGTATCTTGCCATGAATGACAATGCCAAGACTGTCTGCTTTATGCGTAACGTTGCCGACTTCTGGGGTGCAGGAAAGGTTAATGATACACTAAAGAAAATGTACCCACTCGTAGACCGTTCTGTAAAGAAACAGCCTCATGACCCGATTGGTGAGATTATTCGTCGCCAAGAGGATATGGGTATGAAGCTATACAACGGCTCAGAGATTAAGTTCCAGCAGCTTGACAACGAGAACCCTATTGTGATTGATAAGATTGCAAAGGGTTTGCAGGCGAAGAAACTTATCTTTGATGAGTGCAACAAATTCCTTTGGCGTACAATATCAACTTTCTTTCCTCGTCTGCGTAGTGACTCAGAGGGCAAGGCGCAAGTATTCCTTGCACAAAACCCCGAAAGAGAGTGCTTTATGCGCAAGATGTGTGGAAAAGGCGAACATGGTGGTGGTTGGATAAATGACGATGGAACACTTGACAAGTCGATGGATGGTGTGGTTATGTTCTTCTTTATGCCAGATGGCGACTACGAACGTGCCATTTGGGGACGAACAAAGAAGGAAGTGTATGAAAAGGGTAAAGACTTGATTGACGAAAGACTTGCTGTTGACCCTGATATGTCCTACGAGGACTTTATACTTTCAATGGCTTTCTTTACCTTTGACGTGCGCGATAATAAAAAGATGTTGGCAAAGAATAAGTCATATCGTGGACTTGCAGCTAATTCAGCAACAGCACAATCATCTTATGCAGCCAATTGGAATTATTCGCTTACCGATGAAGAAGAAGACGTAGAAGACCTTTCCAACGTAGAACTATCTACCGTCGATATTGAACGCATGTTCCGTCCTATCGAAATCCCCCGTGATAGTGTTTGTGAAAAACGCTTTATGACGATGGATATGGCTACAACAGGATTCGACAACCTTATCCTAAAATATTGGGAAAAGTGGACTAAGATAGGTTTTATTTGCCGAGATATTAAATTCTCCACACACAACGACAATAGAGAAGCTGTCATCATGGCTATACAGTTCCGCGACAAACACAACCTACAGGAAAGTGAAATGATGATTGACGTGCAAGGCTTTGGCTACTTGCGCGAATGTTTCCCAAACTCGAAACAATTCAGTGGCGCAGAACAAGCATCTAACAGAGGAAAAGCACAATTTAAGACACGCAAGGATGAAGCTGGACATATCACAATGCAAATGATTAAGGCTGGCTTGATACATTACGAGCCACGTCTTGCACAGTCGCACTACTATCATCAGAATATGAAAAGGAGTGGCGGTACAACGATTTTAAAGCACATGCTCTTTGAAAGCCGTATATTCCAATTCTACAAAACACCCAACCAGCGTATTGCCATGATGAACAAGGAAGCAATGAAGTCTTTGTTGAAAGGAATGTCGCCAGACTTGTTTGATAACTGCATACTTATGTGTGGTAGTATGATATATGACTGCCACCGTATGCTTCGTGACGATGCTGGTTTGATGCGAAAAACTCTTGAAGCAAGTGATATGCTTTCATTGCTTGGTGTAAATGGGCAAGAAGAAATTGATACACGTCTTGAAAGACCAAAGATAAAGATAAACAACGACTGGATGTTACAAACTTTAAGCACAATATAAGATGAAAAGAGAAAGAGACATAAATTGGTTTCTGTCAGAACCTACAAGGTTAATGCAGATGAAGCCTTTTACAAGAGGTGGAACAACAAACCTACATGGCTATGAAAAGTTAAAGGGTGGTGTGTTGAATAACACTATGCTTGAAACAGGGTTTGCAAGTTTGAATCTTAATCCAATTTCACAGGATTTGTATATAACAGAGTATCGCCCCGACCTACACCATATTATATTAAATAAGGCAATACCACATATCAAGGTTGTGCTTGACGGACACGAATTGCCTACAAACATGATGGAAATTACACAAACGGCATCGTTTCAAAAGCTGATTCACTCTGCTCATGTTCGCAACCTTACAGCAAACCCTCTTGATTTCTGCTTGTTTAACCCAAAGCCAGAGGACGGCGAGCGCGAATTGTTTGACCAAATCAAGCAGGAATGGATGTGGCGCAATTGCGAGTGGAACAAGTACATGGCAATCAATACTTGTAAACAACTTGGCAATTGTGGATTGCTTTTCTCTTACGACAAGGAACAAGGTAAATAC